TCCTCCAGATCGTGTCTGCCGGGCTCACCAACAACCCCAACCTCGCAATGGCGGCGCTGAACGCCAGATCGGAGACCGACACTATGGACAAGGCTGTCCTGGAGGCCCTCGGCCTCAAAGCCGATGCAACGACGGCCGACGCCGTCGTGGCGATCAACGCGCTGCAGAAGGCGCGCGACACCGCACTGAACTCGGCCGCGCATCCCGATCCGGAAAAGTTCATCCCGAAGGCGGACCACCAGCTTGCGCTGAACCGGATCGCGACGTTCGAGGCCGACGCCAAGACGCGGACCGAGGCCGACATCGTGGCGACCGTCGACGCCGCCGTGGCCGCCGGCAAGGTCGCGCCGGCGTCGAAGGACTATCACCTGGCGTCCTGCCGCGCCGAAGGCGGCCTGGAGCGCTTCAAGGCCTATGTCGCGGCCGCGCCGGTGATCGCCGGCGGCGCCACGCCGCCGAAGAAGGCTGATGCCGACCCGGTCGCCCTGAACGCCGAGGAGCGGCAGGTCTGCGCCATCATGGGCATGAAGCCCGAGGAATTCGCCGCGCAGAAGGCGGCGCAGGCGAAGAAGGAGTAACCAGCCATGATCATTTCCCCCGCCGTCCTGACGGGCCTCAACACCGCGCTGCAGAAGAGCTTTGTCGACGGCTATTCGTCGATGCAGGCGCAGGCCTTCTGGTCGCAGATCGCCACGCTCGTGCCTTCGACCACCGCTTCGAACACCTATGGCTGGCTTGGCGACTTCCCGGCGCTTCGGGAATGGATCGGCGACCGTGTGCTGAAGGACATGAAGGCGCAGGGCTACACGATCTCGAACAAGCTTTACGAGGGCTCGATCACGGTGCAGCGCACCCAGATCGAGGATGACCAGTTCGGCCACTTCGCGCCGGTCTCCCGATCCATGGGCGAGGCGGCTGCACGCCACCCTGACATCCTGGTGAACGACGCCCTGACGCAGGGCGAGACGACCGTCTGCTATGACGGCCAGTATTTCTTCGACACCGACCATCCGACCGCGCCGAACCATGATGGCACCGGCACGGCCACGACCTGGTCGAACTGGGAGGCGGGCGCCAATCCGCGCTGGTATCTCTTCGACACCTCGAAGGCGATCAAGCCGCTCATCTTCCAGGAGCGCACGAAGCCGGAGCTCGAAGAAAAGCGCGATCCGTCGAACTCGGACACCGTCTTCATCAAGGACGCCTACCTCTGGGGCGTCCGCTACCGGTGCAACGCGGGCTACGGTTTCCCGCAGATGGCCTTCGGCGCCCGCACGGCGCTCAATGCGGCGAACTTCGAGGCCTACCGGACCCGCATGGGCCAGATCAAGGCCGACGGCGGCCGCCCGCTGGGCATCCGCCCGAGCGTCTGCATGGTCGGCCCTTCGAACGAGGCCGCCGCGAAGGCGCTCTTCGAGGCGCAAATTCTGCCCGGCGGCGGGACCAACACCAACTTCAACGCCGTCAAGGTCGTTGTGAACCCGTGGATGGCCTGACATGACCCAGCTTCTTCTCATCAAGGCTGTGGCCACTGCGCTGCACGCTACGTTCTTCCGGCTGGGTCGTGCTTGGCCGAAGGAAGGCACCGTGGTCGCGGAGGGCGACTTCACGCCCGAGGAATGGTCGATCATTGCGGCCGAGCCAATGCTGCACATCGCCCCGGCCCCGGAGGAGGCCGAGGTGGCGGCAGCCGAGGGCGAGGGCGCAATCGTGGCGATCAAGGCGGCGATTGCCGGCCTGTCGGCCGAGGATTTCGACGCCCAGGGCAAGCCCAAGGTCGCGGCGCTGAGGGCCGCCTTGCCGGACATCGCCATCACCGCCGCGCTGCGCGATGCCGCCTGGGCGGAGGTCAGTCCGGCGCCGGCCGCCTGATACCTGTGCCACCGGGGGCGGACCCGGATGCCAACGCCGCAGACGGGCGTGACGGCCGGGAGAGACCGGCACCAATCATGACAGGTGACCGATGCCCTACGCCGCGCAGACCGACATCACCACGCTTTACGGCCCGAACGCGCTTGTCGTCGCGGATCGTGACGGCGATGGCGTGGTCGAGGGGCTGTCGGTCGACAAGGCGCTGGTGCTCGCCTCGGCCGAGATCGACAGCTATCTGGCGGTGCGCTACCGCCTGCCCCTTCATGAGGTGCCGGCCGTCCTCGTCCAGTATTGCGTCGACTTCGCCATCTACCGGCTCGCGCTGTCGGCCGACGTCCTGTCCGACGAACACCGCCGCCGCTACGAGGATGGGCTTAAGGCGCTGAAAGAGATCGCCGCCGGCCGCGCTGCACTCGTGTTTCTGACGCCGATCCCGGCCGATCCGAACACCGATCCGTCCGTCGCCACCGGCCCGCGCCCGATCGTCGCCGGCGGCCCGCCGCGGATCTTCACGCGGTCCGACATGAGGGACCTCTGATGTCGGGCGCTACGATCACCTTTGACCTTGATGTGGCAGGCCTGCGGCCCCTGGTCTCGGCGCTCGATGACCAGGCGCTTGGCGACATCATGTATGGTGTCGGCCAGCTGGTCGAGAACCAGACGAAGGAACGGATCGCCACCGAAAAGCGTGCACCAGGCGGCGAGCCGTGGGCGCCCTGGTCCGCTGACTACGCCGCGACGCGTCGCGGTGCGCAGTCGCTCCTCGTCAGCGATAACAACCTCCTGACCAGCATCCAGAACTACACGCGCGGGCTAACGGCCGAGGTCGGATCGAACCTTGTCTATGCAGCGATCCATCAGTTCGGCGGTGCAGGCGCCGGCAAACCCGGTCTGCCGGCCCGCCCCTACCTCGGACTTTCGTCCGGAAACGAGGACGAGATCAGGGATCTGGTCATTGACGTGATCCGCGAGGCGATCCTGCAATGAGCGACCCGCGCCACGACCTTCTTCACGCCCTCCCCCAGCTCGTGGCCGACCAGGTGCTGATCGCCCTGCCGGCGCTCGCCACCTGCCGGGGCTTCGCGGGCCGGTTCGATCTGGCGGCCCTGAAGCGCCTGTCGCTCAAGGCCCCGGCGGTTCTCGTGTCGCGCACGGGTGCGCGCCAGGCCGAGGTCTATTCGGGGCCGCACGCGATGTTCGAGCTGGACATGGTCGCCTTCGTCGTGACCAAGGACGCCATGGGCCTGCCGCGCGACGAGGCTGCGGCGAGCATCACCTCGGTCCTCTTGCGCCTCATACCGGAAAAAACCTGGGGGCAGATCGGCGTCGGCGCCGCGCAACGCGTTCGCGAACAGCCGCTGGTGACCGAGGCGAGCGAGACCGCCCAGGTCAGCCTCTGGGCGGTGACCTGGATGCAGCCCGTGGCCTTGGCCGGCTATCCGCTGACCAATCCGCAGCCGATCGACCTCTATGTCGGGCAGTCGCCGGGCGTGGGTGCGGCCAACGTCACCGACTACGACCTGATCGGAGGCACCCCATGACCTTCGCCGCAGCCGAGGCCGATCGCCGCATCTCCAATGTGCTGCAGGTTGGCACGATCACCGCCGTCGATGGCGCGACCGGCAGGGCGCGGGTCAAGGTTGGCGACCTCGACCTGCCGCCGATTAGCGTGGCGCAGTTCCGGGCAGGCGGCCTGAGCCTCTGGTGGATGCCGACGGTCGGCGAGCAGGTCCTGGTTGCCTGCCCCTCGGGCGATGCCGCGCAGGGGATCGTGCTGGCCTCGATCTTCGCCGGCAACGCCCCCTCGGCCGACGCCGGCACGCCGATGATCGAGCTCGCGGGCGGCACCATGAAAGTCAACGGGACGCTGGAGCTGACGGGCGACGTGATCGCCGGCGGTATCTCGCTCCGCCACCACAAGCATTCCGGCGTCGCAGCCGGACCAAGCCAGACAGGGGAGCCGGTCTGATGACTGAGCGTCGCAAATACATCGTTCTGTTCGCGGGCTGGGTCGCCGGCCGCCGTGTCGAGGCCGGCGACGAGATCCTGCTGACCCCAGCCGAGGCCGAATATGAGCATGTCTCGCCGGCCGACGACGCGCCGCCCGCGAAAGAGGGCAAGCGCAAGTGACCGGCCTGTCGCGCATCACGGCACGGGAAATCGACTTCGACGCGCACCTGGCGCAGTCGGTGAACGATATCCTGTCGACGCCCAAGGGCAGTCGCGTGATGCGCCGGGGCTATGGTTCGGACCTGCCGCAGCTCATTGACGCACCCATGAACGGCGAGACGGTCGTGGACCTCTTCATGGCGACCGCCGAGGCGATCGACGCCTGGGAGCCGCGCTTGAAGCTCATCCGCGTCGAAATCGCCTCGGCCGAAGCGGGCCACGCGGAGCTGGTGCTGACCGGTGAGGTGCAGGGCCGGCCCGTCGAGGTCAGGGCAGAGGTGGTGCTGTGAGCGGGTTCGACGCGATCAACCTGTCGCTCCTGCCGCCGCCGGCGGTGGTCGAGCCGCTGGATTTCGAGGCAATCCTCGCGGCCATGAAGGCCGACCTGATCGCCCGCGCGCCGGAACTGGCGCCGGTGATGGCTCTGGAAAGCGAGCCGGCCGTCAAGCTGCTGGAGGTCTGCGCCTACCGCGAGCTCATCATGCGCCAGCGGGTCAACGACGCCGCGCGCGCCGTCATGCTGCCCACCGCGACTGGCGCGGACCTTGAAAACCTCGCCGCCCTCTATGGCGTGAGCCGGCTGACAATCACGCCGGCAGATACGAGCGTGACACCGAACGTGCCCGCCGTGCTCGAAAGCGACACGGCCTTCCGCGCCCGCATTCAACTGGCCCTTGAAGGGTTCTCGACCGCTGGCCCGACCGGCGCCTACATCTTCCATGCTTTCTCGGCCGACCCGAAGGTCAAAGACGTCTACGTCGACAGCCCGACGCCCGGCACGGTCCGGGTGACCGTCCTGTCGCACGAGGCGAATGGCATTCCGTCCGCCCCCGTCCTGGCGGCCGTCGCGGCCCGGCTCAGTGCTGATGAAGTCCGGCCACTGTGCGATACGGTTTCCGTCCAGCCCGCGACGATCGTGAACTATGCTGTCGCGGCCAGCCTCGAATTTCTCGATGGCCCTGATCCGGCGGTCGTGCTGGCCGAGGCGGTCGCCGCCGTCACCACCTATGCGGAGCAGGCGCATGCGCTCGGCCGCGACATCACCTTTTCCGGCCTCTATGCCGCCTTGCACCGGCCCGGTGTTGCGCGCGTCACGCTCAGCTCGCCCACCGCCGAGGTTGCGATCGCTCCGACTGCGGCAGCCTGGTGCACCGCGATCAACGTGGTGGCGGCATGAATGCGCTGACCACCATTCTGCCGGTCAATGCGACGGCGACCGAGCGCGCGATTGAGGGCGCAACGGCGCGGATCGGCGAGGCGCCCGTGCCGAATGCGGACCTCTGGAACCCCGCGACCTGTCCGGCCGCGCTTCTGCCCTGGCTCGCCTGGGCGCTTTCGGTCGACGACTGGGACGCGAACTGGACCGAGGACAGAAAGCGCGAAGTGATCGCCGCTGCGGTCTACGTCCATCGTCACAAGGGCACGGTCGCCTCGATCCGCACAGCGATCGACAAGGCGGGGTTCGCCGGAGCCGAACTGCGTGAGCGCTGGAGCGCCAGCCTGCATGACGGATCCTTTGCCCACACCGGTGCGCGCACCTACGCCCCCGGCGACCATTGGGCCGAGTACCGGGTTGTCCTGACTGCGCCGATTTCGCTGAAACAGGCCGCCTGGTTCAGGGCGCAGCTCGCCCGCGTCGCCCCCGCCCGCTGCCACCTGAAGGCGCTGAGCTATCTGCAGGCCCTGAACATCTACAACGCCGCGATCACCTACGACGGCGCTTACAGCCATGGAGTTGCCTGATGGCCAATTTGCCCGAAGCCTCGCAGTGGGAACCCGGCATCTACCAGTTGGAAGTGACCGATCCGGTAGTTGGCGGCACGCCGAACGTGACGACCGGCGCGGGCAAGTCGAACATCCCCCAGCTCTTGCTCGCGAACCGCACACGATACCTGAAGGACAGCTTCGAAGCGGCGGGGCTGGGCGTCGATGCGATCCCGGGCGCGGCTGTTGCCGACTTCAATGTCCCGACACTCGGCGGTCGCTACCGGGCGAACGCAGGTGCTGCGAATGCGCCCCTGGTCGGGGCCGCTTTCACGTTCGCGCATATTCCCGGCGCGTCGGCATCAGAGGCCTCCCAACTCGCCGAAACGGTGGCCAGCGGCCGCCAGTTCTGGCGCGCCAGGGTCGGCGGAAACTGGCAAGCCTGGCGCGAGTTCGCCATCTACCCGGACACCAATCCGGGCTTCATGGCGCGCGCGGCGACGGGCGCTCCGATCGCGCGCAGCCTGGCGGCAGGCACAGGCATCACCGTCACGAACGGCAATGGCCAGGCCGGCAACCCCACGGTTGCGGTCGACCTCGCTGGCGCGTTCGGTTCGAACCTCGCGCTGTCGGGCTGGCAGCGGCTGCCGTCCGGGCTCATCCTGCAGTGGGGAAGCACAAGCACGATTGCCCAGGGAAGCAGCGTCCCGGTGACCTTCCCGATCAGCTTCCCCACCGCGCTTCTGCAGGTGCTCGTCTCGTCTGTCGCCTCGATCGACAGCACGAACTCCTATTCGGTCTCGACCCGGGCGGAGACGCTTAGCGGCATGCGCGTAACCAACAACAGCGGATCGTCCGGTGTCGCGACGGGACGCTGGTTCGCGCTTGGCTATTGAGGTGATCATGTTCTTTTCGGCATCAACGGGCGGGTTTTACACGGCTGAAGTTCATGGCTCGAACATGCCGAACGACGCCTTGGCGATCACGACTGGGGACTATGAGGCACTGCTGCAGGCCCAAGCCCTTGGGGCAGAGATCAAGGCCGGCGCGAATGGCGCACCGGTGGCGGTCTTCCCGCCGCCGCCCGATCCGGCCGCGCAGCTCGCGAGCCTCCGCGCGCGCACCTCGATCACCCGCGTGCAGTTTTGCAAGGCGCTGAAAACCCTTGGCGTGATGACCGCGGCCGAGGCGATCGCGGCTGCCAAGGGCGAATGGCCGCCGGCCTTTGCCGCCGCGCTGTCGATCATGCCTGGGATCGATCCGACCGACGCCCAGATCGAATGGGCAGGCACCGCCACGATCCATCGGCTCTACCCGCTCTTTGTCGAGCTTCTGAATTGGCACGGCGCCGCCGCTGGCCTGACGCCAGCGCAAGCCGAGGCGCTCGGCGATCAGATTTTCGGCATCACCGCCCCGACCCCCTGAACAGAGGAACCCCATCATGCCCACCGCATTCCTGCACGGCGTCGAGGTCATCGAGATCGCGAATGGCCTGCGACCCATCCAGACTGTCAAATCGTCGATCATTGGTCTTGTCGGCACAGCGCCGGCCGCCGACCCGCTTCTTTTCCCGGCCGACACGCCCGTTCTAGTGACCGGGCCGCGCCAGGCGGAGACACTCGGTGCGACCGGAACGCTCCGCGACGCCTACAACGCGGCCTACGCCCAGGGCGTCAACGTCATGATCGTTGTGCGGGTCGAGGTCGGGGCGGATGCCGCGGCGACACTCGCCGCCGTCGCGGGCAGTCAGACGGCCGCGACCGGTGTCTGGGCGCTATTGAATTCGCGCGCCATCACGGGCCAGATCCCGCGCATCCTGGCCGCACCGGGCTTCACATCGGCCCTGGCCGCCGATCCGGCCTCGCCCGTGACGCTCAACCTCATCTCGATCGCCAACCGGCTGCGGGGGATCGTCATCGCGGACGGGCCGAACACCAACGAGGCCGATGCCCTGACCGACCAGGGCAAGTACGGCTCGGACCGGCTCTACATCGTCGATCCGGCCGTGCGCGTCTGGGACAGCGTGTCGGCCGCCTATGTCACGCGGCCCGCCTCGGGCTATGTCGCGGGCGCGCTTTCCCGCATCGACATGGACAAGGGCTTCTGGTGGTCGCCTTCGAACCAGATCCTGCAAGGGGTCGCCGGCACCGCGCGGCCGATCACCTTCCAGATCTCGGACACCGAGACCGAGGCGAACCGCCTGAACGAGGGGCAAGTGGCAACGATCGTCCAGCAGAACGGCTTCCGGCTCTGGGGCAACCGCTCTTGCGCGACCGATCCCCTCTGGGCCTTCCTGTCGGTCCGGCGCACGGCCGACATGATCTACGAGAGCATTGAGGCCGCGCACCTCTGGGCGATGGACCGGCCGTTCTCGGTCCAGCTCCTCCTCGACATCCGCGACAGTGTGCAGGCCTACATCAACACGCTCACCGCGCGCGGGGCGCTCCTGGGCGGTTCGGTGTGGCTCGACCCGGAGCTCAACACCGAGACCGAGCTGAAGGCCGGCAAGCTCTACATGAACTTCGACATCGAGCCGCCCGCGCCGCTCGAACACCTCACCTTCCGCGCGCACCGCAACGGCTCGTACTACGACGAGCTGGTGACGGCCGTCGCGGCAGCCCAGTAACAGGAGCCGACCATGTCCATGCCCCGCACCATCCGCAACTTCAACGTCTTCGTCGACGGCGTGAGCTATTTCGGCCGCGCGACCGAGGCGAAGCTTCCGCAACCCAAGATCCAGACCGACGCCCACCGGGGCGCCGGCATGGACGGTCCGGTCGGCATCGACATCGGAATGGAGGGGATGACGGCCGAATGCACCTTCGCCGAATGGGACCCGGTGCTCCTGCGCAAGCTCGGGACGCAACAGCGTCTGGTCTTCCGCCCGGCCCAGCTGGGCGAGGACACGGTGCAGGCCGACACGATCATCGCGACGGTCGGTGGCCTCATCACCGCGACCGAGACGGGCGATCTGAAGCCCGGCCAGGCCACGGGCGCAAACCTGAAGCTCGCGGTCGACGTCCGCTACTACCGGCTGGAGATCAACGGCGTCGAAATTTGCGAGATCGACATCGTGAACGCCAAGCGCCGGATCGGCGGGGTCGACCAGCTGGCCGAAATGCGCCGGGCGATGGGCCTGTAAGGAGACGTTCAATGACCAGTAAAACCGTCACTCTCAGCCAGCCCGTCCAGCGCGGCGAGACCGCGATCGCCACGATCGACGTCCAGAAACCCTCGACCGGCAGCCTGCGCGGCCTCGCCCTGACCGACGTGCTGCGCATGGACGTCAACGCCATGCTGAAGCTCCTGCCGCGCATCACGCAGCCCGCTCTGTTGCCCGATGAGGTGGCCGCGCTCGACCCGGCCGACCTGACAGCACTGGCGGGGACGGTGGTCAGTTTTTTCGTGAGCGCGGAGCAGCTGAAGGCGCTGGAGAACCAGGCCTAGAGCTGCCCGACGAGATCGAGGAGGCGATGGCCGATATCGCCATCGCCTTCCACTGGACGCCTCGGGACATGGACCCGATGGGCCTCGAAGAACTGAGCGGCTGGTGGCGCCGCGCCCGCCACCGGATGAAAGGCCCGGATGATGAGTGACCTCAATGTCAGCCTGATCCTGCGCCTGGTCGACAAGGCATCGGCCCCCGCGCGGACCGCGATGCGCGCCCTGCAGCGCATCGGGGGCGAGGATTTCGCGCGCCGCGCCGGGCAGATCAGCAAGGGCGCCGGCCTCATGAAAACCGGGCTCCTGGGCATGGCGGGCGCGGCCCGCACGGGCGCAGCGGTCCTGACGATCTACAGCGGGGCGATGGCCGGATTGGCCGTTGCTTTCATCAAGCCGGCCGCCCAGTTCGAGCGGTTCAACGTCCAGCTGACAACGCTCGAAGGCTCGGCCGAAGGTGCCAAGCGCGCCATGAGCTGGATCGAGGATTTCGCGACCCGCACGCCGCTGGAGATGGACCAGACGGTGCAGGCCTACGCCAAGCTGAAGGCCTTCGGGATCGACCCGACGACCGGCGCGCTGCAGGCCGCAGTCGACACGATGGCGGCGGTCGGTGGCGGGGCCGAGCAACTGGACGGGATCGTCCTGGCGCTCGGGCAGGCCTGGACCAAGCAGAAGCTGCAGGGCGAAGAGGCGATGCAGCTTCTCGAACGGGGTGTGCCGGTCTGGGACTTGCTCGGCAAGAAGCTCGGCAAGACTACGGCCGAGGTGCAAGAGATGGCGACGGCCGGCGACCT